CTACGAAGTCGGCTCCGTTCACGACGCCGACTTCGTAGCCATGCCAGACCCATACCAAAAGGTTACTCCTGGCGAGCGTCTTGTCATCCCGGCGACTGCCTGGAACAAGATGCTCGACCGGATCGCCATTCCGCAGCAGACCGGCGGCGAGCTGGCGGGTCTCGAGCCAGCGCCCAATACAGTGTGGGTAAAAAATGTCACTGGGCAGGACGCGCCGCGGTTTTTCGTGCTCTCCGTGTCGGGCGTTGTTATAGACCCGTTCGACAGCGCGACGCACGAACTTGAGTTTTCTCGGCGGCCGGTGCTAAAGGGCCAGCTCGCGAACAACGGAAACGCATTTGTAATTTGCCTCGAACCGATCAAAAACAACGCAATCGGACGAGCCGCGGCCTGCGGCGTCGTGGCGTGCAAGGTCAACGTGCAGAATCCAGCCGACAAATACGCCACTCCAAGCGGAAACGGATTCCTCAATAGCACCAGTTGCGGACCGGTTCATTTGCTGTGGGTGGGCCTGACGGGGCCAACTGGCGCGACGGCGACCACCGGGCCAGGCAAATGGGCAGTGGGGGTGTTTTGAGGTGTCAAGGCTCATACCCTGCCGGTGCTGCAATAGGGTTATCGTGGCGTTTGAGGGGTTTGGGCCTTCTCTCAACCAGTGGAATTACTGCTACCTCGCCAACCAATATGACGGCACGACGTTTTTCTGGCCGCGGCGCCAGCCTGGGACGCAAATCAACAACGGAATAGAAGGCTGGCAGGAATACGAGTGGCACTACAAGCTCGGAAGGGAGAAGGTTCTCGGCAGGGATATTGCCGAAGTCAACCGTCCTTACGGGATAAGATTGAACGCGGCTGGGTGTGCGACGTACCAATCCGCATACGCGGCCGACGCGAGGGTCCATTTTGGCTTAGAGAAAACGCGAATAACTGTGGCGCTTTGCAGCCATTACGGAAGCAACATCTTCGCTACGAACGCGTCATGCCCGCCGCGCAACGAGCTTGATACGTTTTTTGCAAACACGCTTGCCAACGAAGCGTCTTGGAATCCTCCCGTTGTTGGCAGTCCGTATGGAGATGTAGGCGCGAGCTGGATTACATACCTAACGTACGAGCTGCCGCGTGCAGAGTTTCCGTACCTCACGCAAAAGGGTGTGTTCCGGTTCAAGAAGGAGCATCTAATTGCCTACAGGCACTACGGGAACAAGAGATTTAGTTTCTACGAAACAAAGGAGCCGGCGCCATTTTTCCTTCCGCAAGGCCCCCTGCGGTCGATGGAGACGGACGTGCCGGAGCACGTCGGTGACGTTGTAATTACAAATCCCGAGCGTCTTTACAACGTGACGGATCACGACTATGCCGTCACTTTTGGGACCGACGTGTCGATAGATTCTCACGTCCAACCGAACTGCTTCGGTAGGCTGAAGAAATATCGCGTAGACGCCCTTGTTGATAAGACTTTCGAGTTTGCGGTGGACAATCCGCCGCTCGCGTCATCGCCATGGCCTACCGGAATCCCAGCGCGGCCCGAAGATGGGCCGTGCCAAAACGCCCCGGCTATCGTTTACGAACATTACGACGGTCTTGTGGCACTCCCTCGCAGCCAAAGTGTTCAGGGCGGGATAGCCACGATTGTTGCTCGCGGCAGCAAGTCTTTTTGGGGCTGCGCGGAAAACGGCCAAGAACAGTGCGGCAACCAAGAAGGAGATGTAAATAGGTACAACCGGCCAACGCTTGAGTTCCGTGTAGACCAAAACCTGTGGGCTGCATTTGCGGACAGCAAGCACACGCTAAACCTGTCTTTCGGCGCGAAGGACGAGAGCGCCTGCTGGCAGCCTGGTTGGAGCTGGCCCGCGATGAATCCTGCGACAATCAAGATGGAAATGCTCAACCCGCCGGAAGAATCGTGAAGAACTGTGACGTAGGGCCAAATCTTATTTGCAAGAACTGCGGGAGGCGTGCCTCGAGCACGACGGTAATCAAACCGTGCCCATCCGGTGGTGCTGGCGACCGGGTGGCGTCACTCCTGTTTTCTGTCGGAATTACCGAATCGCGTGCTGACAAGCTCGCCAGGCTGGCAGGACTGTCGTCCTGCGGATGCGGAGGCCGCCGCGAGGCCATGAACCGCGTCGGACGCGAGTGGCTTGGCATCGGTGATAGCAGCGAGGAAACGGGGTTGACGGCCATTCCAGATAAGGCAGAACCGGGTGAATGAGCCCTAGGCGACGCAAGCCGACGCGGGTGTATATCGGCGAGCGCCGCTGGTCCATCAAGCGGATCGACTATCCCCGTGACCGCGAGGGCGATTGCAACTGGGAGAAGCGAACGATTCGCGTCCACAAGTCGATGAGCGGGCTCGCCCTCATGGACGTTTTGCTCCACGAAATCCTTCATGCCAGGTTTCCAGATTTGAGCGAGGACACGGTTGAGGAAGTCGCCAGCACGGCGGCCGCCATCCTCGATGCCGAAGGGTTCCGACAGGCCGACGATCACGAGGACGACTGATGCCGGCAAAACGATCGCTCGTGGACGAGATCGCCGCGGCCATTCCGCGGCACCAGACGACGCTGCCCTGGTGGCAAAAGCTGACGCCAGAGCAGACCGCCGAGCTGGAGCCGATCCTGGCGGCCTGGAAGGCGGGAGTGTTCGGCACCAGGCGGCGGACGGCGAGCCGGGTTATTTCGATAGCCCTGCAGTCCGTAGGCATCACGATCGGCGAGCAAGGGGTGGATAGTTGGCTAAAGCGAGCCTCATAGCCGAGGTGGCGGCAGGTGTTGCTGCGGCCAGCCAGGCCAAGGCGACGCCGTCAGCCGACGCCGAGCAAGTGACACGGAAGCAGGACGGCGACGTGCTCGAGGCACGTTCGACGAGCCGGACGATCCGCACCGTGGACGACCTGCTGCGGCATATCGAGGCTGACCTGTCGCTGTACGAAGTGGCCGCGAGCGAAGCGACCAAGTGGGAGTGTGCCACCGTGGACCGGGCCACCGGCCAGCCGACCGTCACCGAGCTGTTTCGGGTGTTCGTCCGGCTCCGCCCTCGTCCGGGCCCGACGGTCCGCGAGTGCGTCGAGGCCATGATCGAGGCGGCCGCCGGGAAAATCCGAAAGCCGATCAAGCCGCGCCCCAAGTATCCGGAACGGAATAATAGTTGGGCCGTGCTCGTGGTGGCCGATCCGCATTTCGGGAAATACGCGTGGCGGAAAACCGCGGGCGACGACTACGACCTGGAGATCGCCGGCCGGCTCGTGCGTGAGGCCTCGTCGGAGCTGATCGACGTTGCTAGGCGATACCGGCCCGGCCGAATGACGGTGGCGACGCTCGGCGACGTGTACCACTACGACACGCCCGCGGGCACGACGACCAGCGGCACGCCGCTCGAGCGGGACGGCCGGCTACCAAAGATGCTCGGCGATGGTACCGACGCCCTACTGGCGATGGTGGACGCGGCCGCGACTGTCGCCCCGGCCGACACGCTCGTGGTCGCCGGCAATCACGACGAAACCCTGACGTTCGCCTTTCAACGCATCCTGGTAGAGCGATTCCGGAACGACCGCCGCGTGAAGGTCGAGCAGGCCTACACGCCGCGGAAATATTTGCATCATGGTCGCAACCTCCTGGGGTTCTGCCATGGGAACCGGGCCAAAAAGAAGCTGCCGCAGCTCATGGCGATCGAGGCCCCGCGGGAGTGGGCGAAGTGCCCCTACCGTGAAATCCATACGGGCCACCTGCACCACCAGGCGGCCGAGTGGTCGCGGCCGGTCGAAACCTACGACGGGGTGCTCGTGAGAGTCGCGCCGTCGCTTGGGCCAGCCGACGACTATCACGCCGTAAATGGCTGGATTGGCGCCAGGCAGGCGATGGAGCTGTTCGTCTACGACCACAGTGGCGGCCTGGCGGCCATGCACGTCGCCGGCCCGTCGATGGAGGTGCGTTGATTCTCGACGCCGAATACCTGGCGGCCGTCGAGCGGCGGTGCCGGCAATTCCAAGGGACATGGGACCAAGGCACCAGCGGGTCGCTGGCCGCCGACGCGTTCAGACTTTTACGAGAGAGGCAGCGTTTGATGAATACGATGGAGCAGTTGGAGCAGCAAAATGCGGCCCTGCGTGCGGCCAGGGATACGCGAGTCGCGGCCGCCGAGGCGGCCTGCTGCGAGGGGCTGCCTCTGTGCCAGACGATCGACACGCGCGGCCCGCTCGTGGACCCCGAGCGGGTAATCGCCGATGACGACGAGGCCCTCGACGGCGAGTGCGTGTCGGCGATGGACCCCGACACGATCGAGGCGGCGTGGGCGGCCGTGAAGGCCCGCCATGCGGAACTGCACGACGGGCTGACGAAGCCCGAGCCGGTTGTGTCTGGGAGGGTGTTCGGCCTCGACGGCCCGCGGCCTGTGCCGGCAACGGCGGCCGAGGCCCTGCTGCGGCAGGCGATCGACGTAGTGCGGGAGCGGAGCGGCACCTACGGCCCGCCGGCCGAGCATTTCAAAATCACGGTCGGGCTACTCAATGCCGCGTTCGCCGCCAAGTTCGCCAGACGGCTCGAGGCCGGGGAGCCGCCGTTTGAGGTTACTGATTGGCCGGTGGTCATGATGCTCGACAAGATCGCCCGCAGCATGGGCCCGCGTGGCACGCCCGATACGGCCATCGACTTGGCGGGCTACGCATCCACGATCCCGGCCTGCCAGGAGGCATAAGCGACCGCCGACGCGTGGCGAAGCCGCGCGCGGGAATCGTAGTGAACACGCGTACAATGGGAGGTAGGAGCACCGAAAACGTGATTCGACGCGTTCGTCCCGATGAGGCCGCATTTCGGTACACGGCCCGCGGGCGTGAACCGTTGGCACCGCCGAGCGGCGAGCACGTTCACTACACACCACTGCGGCGGGCTGGGATCGGCTCCATCACGAGCCGCGACAGCAAGATCACGTTCTTTGAGCTGCTGGCGTTCAAGCTGGGCTGCAACGTGGCGACCGCCAAACGGCTTTACGAGGAAGGGCTGATTCAGTAATGGCAACGACGCTCACCGTGACGGGCAATTCCCGCTGCACCTACTCGTTTTCCGACGGCCCCGCGATCGGCAGCCTGGCCGAGAGCGTGGAAATCAGAACCACTCGCAGCGTCGAGAACGGCACCGGGGCCGGCCAGGCCAACGTGGCCTGGCGGAATCGCGTGACCATCTCCGCCGGGCAGTCCTACTCGATGGACTTGCTCGACCTGGGCGCGACGGCGTTCGGGTTCGCCGGCAAGGTGGTAGTGAACACGCTCAAGGAGTTTTTCGTCGTGGTCAACACGACGACCGCCAGCCGTTACGTCCTCGTCGGCGTTATCGGGCCGAGCGACACGACCGGCTACTCCGCCCGCGTCAATCGCGGCGGCGACTACCGGGTCGCCGACTATCAAGATGGCTGGGCCGTGACGAACGGCGTGAACAACGTCCTCTATATCGCGAACCCGTCCGCCGGCAGCGTCGAAATCGACGTGCTCGTGGTCGGCGTTGGGAGCACTGCCGATACATGATGCACGAGGCCCCGGTTTTTGCGGCGTCCGGATTGCCAGGCGTGGCCGACAAGGTGCGGGCGTTCATCGCCACGGCCAACTCGGCGGCGGCCGGTGGTATTTCGGTCGCCGAGTTTGGCGAGCTGACGGTCGCCCTCCTGCGGGTGGCGATGGCCGCCGTGGATTCGCTGCCCGATGACGGGGCGGCAAAGAAGGCCTGGGTGCTCGAGGCCGTCGGCCTGCTGTTCGACAGCGTCGCCGACAAGTGCGTGCCGATGCTCGCCTATCCCGTCTGGCTCGTCGTGCGGCCGGCGGTGCGTTCGCTCGTGCTGATGGCTGCGGCCGGGGCGATCGAGGCCATGCTGCCGCTCGTGAGGAAGGCCGCCTAATGTTCTCTGCTGTGCTGATTGCCGCCGCCGCGTTGATTATCGCCGGCCCTTACTTGCGGGAGCGGGTGACGGCCTTCACTGCCGGGGCGGAGCTGCCCAAGCTCGACGCCCGGCACCTGGCCGCCGGCTGCCTGCTGGTGGCCGGCATAGTCTCGTGGGCCAGCTCGTCGGCCAGGCCGGACGCTCCGACGCCAGCCCCGCCGGCTCCGGACGCGAAGCTCGTCCTGCGTGGCAAGTTCGTCGGGCCGGACGCCAGCCTGGACGCCACGATCACGGCCTCGCTCATGCAGGAGATCGCGGCCGAATTGGAATACGATGCCGCGCAGCCCGAGCCGCTCTTAAAAACCGGGCAGGCGATGGACCAGTTGCGGCAGCGGGCCCGCCTGCTGATGTGCCGCGGCGTCAGTCTCGGCGACAAGCATCCGCGGGCCCGCGACGCGATCAAGGACTATCTGGACCAGGCGGCCGGCGTCGCCGGCGGCCCCTTGTCGCCGGCCCAGCGTGCCGCGTGGATCGCCGCCTATCGCGAGGTTGGGAGGGCGGCTGAAGATGCGAGCCGGTGACACCTTCGCCAATCGTCATACGGCCCGCCTGCTGGTTGCGGCCCTGCTGCTAGGGGTGGCGGCCACGATCGCCGTGCACTCGTGGCAACGGCCTCGCCAGGCGGAGAACTTTGGCTACGTTCCGGACCCGGCCGGGGCCCGCGAGTTCCTCGGCCAGCTCGCCGAGCCGTTCTTTGCCCAAGCCGGTGCCGAGTGCATGGCACAGGCGAAGGGCGTGGATACGTTCCTCTATCGTTCCATGTATCGGGCTCACCAGGCCCGCTACGGAAAGCCGTTCGTGGTCGGGCGGCAGTTGATTGGCTCGTGCGTCGCCTGGGGAGCCATGCACGCGGTCTTTTGCCAGGAAAGCGTATCGTGGGCTCTCGGCGAAACGGCCGAGCCGCCGATGCTGCCGAGCACGGAAGCGATCTACGGCGGGGCCAGGTGCCAGGCGATGAATCGCAGCTTCGCCGGCTGGTCGGACGGGGCCACTGGGTTCGGTGCGGCCAAGTGGCTAAAGAATTGGGGCGTCGTCTATCGGCAGCCGTTCGCAGAGCTGGGTGTAGACCTGACGACCTACAACGCGGAAACGGAAAAGGCCTGGGGTGCCTACGGTGCCGGCGGCGAGACGCAACGGCCGCAGTTTGAGGCGATCGCGAAGCGGGCTCCATGCAAGCACGTCGTAGCCGTCCGCACCTGGGACGAGCTGGCCGCGGCCCTCGAGGCCGGGTTTCCTGTGACGCTCGCCA